CAGACAGGCAGAGCAGATACTCCTACTGGAACTCGATAAGCTGGAACGTCAGCAAGGCCAGGACATTTACACACACTTTTCAACACACCACACAGTACACGCATTTAATCAAAGGTAAGATATGAGCACAGCAGTTAAAGTAAGGAATGGATATGGCTACAAGGATGTTATTGCAGACACGTCAGTCAACATAGGCGAATGGGTTTTAATTCAAAGCATTAGTGATAGCACAGCATTCACTACTCTCACAGGCGACATTACGACAGGTGGGCCATCGACGTTGCCTAAAGGGATGATAATTGAAGGGAACTTTACCAGCATCACTCTATCTGCTGGTGAAGTAATCGCCTATCAAAAACCATAATGCCTTATCTTTGTTCCAGTATAGGTACGGGGAGTAGTGCGGCAAGTGCAGGTGCATTTGCAGGATCACTACAACTACTTACAAATACAGGCACTTTATGGTTTGATGGGGTCAATCAGTATGGCACTTCTGTATTTGACCCATCGACTATAGGGACTGGAGATATTTCGGTAGAGTGCTGGTTTAAACCTGCATTGATTGAGTCTGGTGAGTATGCTTATGTATTTACATTAGGCACACTAGCAGGTGATTACTTGGGTTTCTATATAGACAATGGTGTTAATTATGGTCTTGTTTATAGAAAAGGCGGTAGTGGGGGTGTTGCTACCGTAGCTTCAGTAGGTACATACGCCGAGATGGAGTGGCATCAAGTGTTGCTAACAAGAGTAGGTACTACGATAAAGGTCTGTATTGATGGCGTTGAGGAGTATAATACTTCTAATGCTTCCTTTGATATGGATTTTGATAATTCATGCAAACTTGGAGCAACTGACACAAATACCTCTACATGGCATGGTAGCCTTGATAATTTCAGGATATGGAATGCTGATGTCTCGGTTGCTAAAGATCACCTTTGGCAATCAGGACAACCTGTTGATGCCACTGTAGATTTCTCTTCTGCTTCTTATACTTTCTCCTCTAATTTACAATTATCTAATAGGATGGAGGAACTCACAGGTACTACTGTTACTGACTCATCTACTAACTCTAATACGCTTACCTTATCTAATGCACCTATCTGGAATCAGGATGCACCAAATGTTACCTTACCTGATTATGCTGCCACTCATGCACTCCAGACTGATGGTTCCACTGATTATGCTTTGCCGTTTATCAATCTAAATACTTCCATAGGGACTGGCGATTTTACTATCCATGCAAGGGCGGCATGCTCCGACAATACATCAAATGGACATATTTTTACTTTTGGTAATGGGTCAGCAAATCTTGTTCGTCTACGGAACGCTTCAGCAGATAGTAAATGGAGAGCAAGCCTTCATGGAAATGCAGGTGGTTGGCAGGATATTATTGCCAGTGCCACAACTACCAATGACCAGTTTTATGATTTAACTATTACAAGGGATTTCTCAACTCAGACTTTTGAGTTTTTTGTAGATGGTGTCTCACAGGGTACTGTATCAAACGGCAATTGCGATGATACTATTGCAGCAGGATCAATTATTGGAGCTTATGAAAATGTTACTAACTTCTTCCCAGGTGATATTCGTACCCTTTCGATATGGGATGAGGTTTTAACAGATGATGAGGTTACTGCTCTTACAACTCTTGGCGATCACGATCACCGTACAGATAGTGGCAATTATGCTTCACAAGCGAATCTACTACACTTCCTCGTAGCAATAAATAAGACAGGCACAATGTTTGACCTAAAAGGGAACGGTAGTGCAATCCTTCAATCCTCACCCTCTTACGTATCGTACCCATGAGTGCAGAACGCAAATACTTAGTTCTTCCTAATGATATGTTAGATACATTAGATTGGGAGTGTTTTCAAAACACAAAGGGGAATTGCCCCAAGTACGCAACGCATTTTATTGTTGTGTATGTAGGAAATAAACCTCGATGTGTTTACGGACATGACACCTACACAGAGGCTCAGATGCTGGATAAGAAGAAGGACATAAATGATCCTATTTACGAAGACCCAGATTTAATCTAATGGAAGTTGACGCAAATGTAGTATTCGCTGGAATCGGTGCTTGTGCGGTAATCGGAGGAGCGATCATGGCGTATGGCGAACTGAAAACTAAGGTCGTCGGATTAACGCAACGTGCTGAGTCTGCGAATCAATCTCGTGAAAAGATCCATGACAGGGTTGGTAAGCTGGAGGAAGAGACTAAAGTGCAGCGTGTGCAAATTGACGACATACGCCAGAATAACAACAAGTTATTTGAGTTAGTTGAAGGGCAGTCAAGGACACTTGGAGAGATAAAGCAGGAGTTAGCTGTCATCATATCCAAACTCAAGAGTCATGGCTAAGTTTCTCAATAATCCAAGCAAGGTCAACCTCCTTGGTACGAACTGGCAATTACTGCTGGAGTCACTGGACTTTGAGTTTACCGCCGAACCATTTCCTCCCTGGACTGTCCCCGCTGGCAAGATCACGGACGGGCCTAGTGTACCTGCTTGGTTAGACTGGTTGACTCCACGTAGCAAGTTCATGCTGTCTGGGTATCTTCATGATGACCTACGTAACAAATGGAGTACAGGCAATGCAGCTACTGACGGCATGCTACGTGATGCGGTAATGGCAGAGGCAGCACAATCGCTTGACGGCATGAAGGCATGGCAGGCATACTTAATTTACCTTGGAGTGCGTATCGGCACACATACAGGCTTTAAGTCATCGCCTCCTGATGCGATAGTACAAGAGGCTAAAAAGCGTTACGCCAAATACAGAGGAGTTTCTGCTGATCGTATAGAATTCGACAAAGACAACTGTGAACTTAAAATTAAAGAACTGCCATGAGGAAACTATTTCTACTCCTGCTGACATTCGCATTTACTGGATGCTCTACACTTAATGACACGATTAACACTCTACCAGGATACGAGTTTGAGCAGTTTGACTATTCACGCACAGGCAACATCACCAGCACCACACTTTCAGCAAGCAATGCCAAAATCGAAAACAATATGCTAATCGTGGAGAAAGCACACGTCACCCACAGCAATCCGATCTTTGGTGTCAACATCAGTGTGCAAGGACTCAAACGACCCGCAGTCGTATCAGGCACGGGAGGCGTGAAATAATATGTATCAATCTGCTAAATCACTTTACCAACAATGTGAGTCACAACGATTCAACTTCCTCGACCGTGGACGTGAAGCGGCAAAGTTGACGATACCGCATCTACTGCCACCAGAAGGTTTTCACCCCACATCCAGACTAGAGACACCATATCAAGGCATTGGGGCAAGGGGAGTAAACAACCTTTCCAGCAAGCTACTGCTCGCACTATTCCCTGCTAACGCTCCATTCTTCCGTCTGACAATGGATCAGTCGGAATTGAATAAAATGGAGGAGGAAATGCAGGAAGATGCACAAGGGTTACGCACAGAACTTGACCGAGCTTTAGCAAAGATTGAAAGATCCACAACGCAGTCGATGGAGGTAGAAGCATATCGTGTAGGTCTGTATGAATGCCTTCGCCATCTTGTAGTATCTGGCAATGCACTGATATACCTGCCTGAGCAAGGCGGCTTGCGTGTATTCCACTTGGATAGGTTTGTAGTAAAGCGTGACCCTATGGGTAATGTGACCCATATCGTTGTACTGGAAACTGTAGCACCTACCGAGTTACCAGAAGAAGTACGTGGTGAGATTAAGATGGAGTCTAACGAGAAGACATGCGACCTCTACACCGCAGTCGTAAAGCAACCTGACGGTAAGTACAAAGTCTGGCAGGAAGTAAAAGGTGTGGTGCTGCCTGAATCCGTAGGTGAGTACAAAGAAGAAAATTTGGAGTGGATTCCCTTACGCTGGTCACGTATCGACGGAGAGTCCTACGGGCGTGGATTCGTAGAGGAGTATCTTGGGGACTTGATTAGCCTTAACGGACTATCAAGAGCAATCCTCGAAGGCTCAGTAGCAGCAGCAAAGCTTTTGTTCCTTGTAAACCCAAATGGTTCCACAGAGATCGACGAGATTACAGATGCTCCTAATGGTGCGGTAATTAATGGTAATCGTGAAGAGATCGGCACACTTCAGGCAGATAAGTTTAACGATTTCCGAGTTGCCCAGGAAACAATGTTCAAGATTGAGGAGAGACTTGCACACGCATTCCTCCTTAATAGCAATGTAGTACGGCAAGCAGAACGTGTTACCGCAGAAGAGATACGTATGCTATCACAGGAACTTGAAGCAACGCTTGGAGGCTTATACAGTCTCTTATCACAGGAATTGCAGTTGCCATTAGTTACAAAAACGCTCAATCGCTTAGTCAAAACCAAGAAGATACCAAAGCTTCCTGAAGGCGTAGTGCGTCCCGCAATTACAACTGGTGTCGATGCACTTGGTAGAGGTAACGATTTGAACAGGCTCGACCTTTTCCTTGGTGGGGCTCAGCAAATTGTCGGGCCTCAAGCTATCGCTCAATACGTATCGGTAGGAGAATACTTCAAGAGACGGGCTACCTCGCTTGGCGTAGATCCAGAAGGCTTAGTCAAAACCGACGAGCAAATACAGCAAGAGATGCAGCAAGCACAAATGGCACAGATGGCACAACAGCTAGGCCCGAATGCTATAAAGACCGCATCAGACCAATTTATGCAGCAGGAACAACTTGCGGCACAATCAGAATAAACCAAAGGAATCCAAATGGGCGAAGTACAAAGCATACAAATGCAGGAACCTCCTGCTGCACCAGTGGAGGAACCTACACAGGAACCGACACAAGAAACACCTGAGTCTACTCAGGAACAAGCCACTTCAGAAAAACCTGAATGGCTTCAGGACAAATACTTAACAGAAGGCAGATCACTTGAAGATGCGATTCAGGAACAAGCCAAAGCATATACAGAAGCACAGAAAAAACTATCTGAACGGCAAGGCATTCAAGACAACAAAGCTACCGAGTCCGAAGGCAATGTAAGCGAACTTGTAAATAATGCCCGTGAGGAGTTCTTCAGTAATGATGGACAGCTTTCCGAGGACACCTACAAAGCACTTGAGCAATCAGGAATGCCGAAGGATGTTGTAGATGCTTTCATCGAAGGACAGACCGCAAAGGCAGAACTTTACAATACGCAGCTTCAAAGCATTGGAGGTGAACAGCACCAGTCCGCTCTAGAGTGGGGCGGTGATAACCTAAGTGATGCAGAAATACAGGCATTCAATGCGGAGTACACTTCAGGCGATATTACACGAGCTACGATTGCCATGAAGGGCTTGCTTGCACAGTACCAAGTTGCTAATGGCAAACCAGGTAAACTGCTG